TCAATCCGAAACGGTCCTGCCCTTGAAGGCGCTGACGATGCGGGCCTCTTTTTCGACGTGGCGTGTGTAATGTTCACCCATTCTTTCCGATGAATCGCCCAGAGCCGCAGCCACATCGCTCGCCGTTGCTCCGGAGCGGCGCAAAGACGCGGCGTAGGTGACCCTTAGGCCGTGCAGCGTTGTTCCCGCCCCAATCTTGCCTTCGGCTTCAAGGGTGCGGAGAAAGTGGCTAACTTCGGTCTGCATCTGGGATTCCTTGTCCCAGGGCCTTCCGTCTATGCGTGTCGAAATTTTCAGGGCCGTCTTGTCGAGTGTTTCGAGGTGCTCCTGGATTTCCTTTGTCGCCGGGATCCAGAGCGCCTCGTTGTTCTTTTTCGCGATGGTCCGAAAGCACTTCCCGAAGTTCGGGTCATCCTGATACTCATGCCAGCCGAGTGCTGCGATCGTTTGGCCACGGAAGCCGGCGTATCTGGCCAACAATAGGACTGTCTTGAGGTGTTCAGGGGCCGCGGCCAAGGCCGCCGCAAGCTCCGGCTGGGTCCATTCCCGGTTTGCGTTCTTGTCGGCCTTGTGCAGCTTGTCCATGCCGAGCGCAGGGTTAAGGCGCATCTTACGCCGCTTCACAGCCTGAGAGAATGCAGAGGAGAGGGCTGCGATCATATGGTCGGCGAAGCGTGCTGATCGTTCGATAGCGCATTTATCACGGGTGTCGTAGAGATCCGCCTGGGTGATGTCGTCGGCGGCGTAATCGAATTCCCGCTCCAGCCAGAGGAACGCCTTCTCGTACTCGCGCTTGGTGGACTCGGCGAGCGATTTATATTTCGGGCACTCGGTGCGATACCATGTGATGATTTCGCCAAGCGAACCCGTTGGCCATTGCTTCGACTTTGTGTGTTTTCGGCGCGCGGCATTGTAAGCTGCCATGAACTCCGTCGTGGAGAGATGCTTGACGAGATCCGCTTTGGTGCCGTCGAAACAGCGCACCAAGGACTGACCTGTCGCGCGATCGTAAACGTAAAATTTGCCTCGCGACTTGGTGATGTTAAGGCCGTGCAGCTTGACTTTGACCATTTCCGAGCCTGTCCCCGAATTTGCGCTTGGGTGTCGATTTTACATTGGGGTCCATGGATGCCAACCAGCTATCGAGCCGGTCGCGCAGATAGCGTTCGCCGCGCGTTGAATCTGTAAATCTGATTGGGCGAACCGGGCATGACCGCTTGAACAGATCAACGCCGATCCCGCAGTAAGCGGCTGCCGTTTGCATATCCATGGCGGCGGGCCAGTAAGGAAGTTTGTCATAATTACTCATCAGCTTTCTCCGCCGACGGGGTGTTGTGTCACTTCCTCGCACATCGCTACAGCGCGCCGCGCTTGCCATTGACGAAGGATGTTTCGCTTCGGCGTGACGAGTTGGAGGTGGTCGGGTCTGTATCGCAGTCATCGGGCGTTCCCACCGGTGCCTTGATCGAGCGGGGCAGCAACGCCAATGGCGAGTTCGTCAAGTTTGCTGACGGCACGATGATTTGTTGGGTTGTTAGCCTAACCATCAAGTCGTCCGGAGACTCGGAGACTCGGCGACCGGCGTCAAGTCGGTGACCTGGCCCTATCCTGCCGCGTTTTTGACGACACCCTTTACCGGGCACGTCATCCGATCAAGCGTGCCGGGCGATCGCAGCAAGGTCTCGGTCAACACCTCCGGCGCCACAGTGGCAACCCTCTATTACCACGAGGAGGGCGGTACTGCCTCGACTGTCAACACAACGGCAATCGCAATCGGGAGATGGTTCTGATGAACATTACCCTCGCACCCCAACGCCGCGACGATGCCGTTACCATCGAGAAGGCGGGCGACATCCTCACCATCAATGGCGAGCCGTTCGACTTCTCGACGCTTCCGGATGGCGCGACCATTCCTGCGGATGTCGTGCCGTGCGAATGGATCATCGGGCCTGTCCATCGCAATGCCGGCACGCTTGAGCTGACCGTCATTCTGCCGCTCGGCCCCAATCCTCCGATCGAGGCGGCGTTTCCGGCTCCGATCATCAATCCTCCCGACGGCGTGATTGCGCTGCCCGGCACACAGGAGGCCGCCCATGTGGACGCCTGATCCTTCCGACATCATCACCGCCGCGCAAAAGGCCGAGGCCGGAATGCGCGGGATGAAAGATGCCGTCAACGCTGAACGGACCCGCCGCATTACGGTCGGAAAGGTGATCGACGGCGTGCATGTCACCGGGACGGACGAAGATGCCCGCAACCTGACAAGCCTCGCCATGGGCGCGCAGCTGCGGCTTGGCATGGGTGACATGACCACTCTCACGACCTATCGCGATGGCGATAATGTCGATCACCAGCTTACACCTTCCCAGATCGTGGCGATCTGGCAGGCCTCGGCGGGCTACGTGTCCGCCCTCTATGCGGCGAGCTGGTCCCTCAAGGCCATGACGCCGATCCCCGCTGATTTCGCTGACGACAGCTACTGGCCCGCGAATTCCTAAGACGCATCCCGCGCACTTTCCTTGCTCACAATCTGGTCCATCCAAAGGAGACATCAATGGTCGACCTGTCCTATCTGCATGGCGTAACGCTGAACGAAAGCGCGGATACGCCTTCGCTTCTGCGTGTCAAAAAGCACGGCATTACCTTCATCAACGGCACGGCCCCGAACGCCGACCCCGCGGCATTTCCGCTGAACTATCCGACCTTCGTCACCTCCGTGTCGGCTGCTGCGGCGCTCGGCTCGGCTGGCACGCTTCTTGAGGATGTGACGACCGTCCTGAATGAAGGCGGCACCTGGGTAATCGTCAACCGCGTCGAGCACAGCGATACCGCCGCCACGCTCGAGGCGAACCTGATCGGCGATCCTGTGGCGCGTACCGGCCTTTATGCGGCGTTGCGCGCCAAGGCGATCACGGGTTATCAGCCGCGTGTGATCATCACCGCTGGCAATACCGGCACGTGGATCGAGGGCGGTGTGGTGTCCGTCTCGCTCTCTGCTGAAGGTGCTGAGCTGACAGAAGCGCCGGTCGTGACAGCGACGGGTGGCGGCAATGATCCCGGCAAGGTGCTGCCGGCGCTGGTGGCGGTCATGGGCGAGGGGGTGAATGCCGGCAAGGTCACCGGGGTTACCGTGGTCAGCGCCGGCGAGAAGCTGTCCGAACCTCCGGTGCTCACCTTCACGGGTGGCGGCACTGATGCGGGGAAGGTGCTTCCGGCGGCGACGGCGAATGTCGGCGATGTGGCCAATGCCTTCATCTCCGCTCTCAATGTGATCACAGCCAAGATCCGTGCCCGCGCCTATGTTTCCGGCCCCAATACGACCAATGCCGAAGCCGTGCGTTGGCGCGGCACGCTGAACGGCGGTCGCATCCTGCCGATCGACCCGAAGACGATCAAGAATGTCGCCGGTGTCCCGGTCGTCAAGCCTGTCGTTGCGGTCTTCGCCGGCATCCGCTCGCGTGTCGTCGCCTCGGCGGAAGGGGTTTCCGGGTCGGTCTCCAACAAGATCATCCGGACCATCGACGGTGTCGCCCGCACGATCACCTATCCGGATGACAGCAACTATCTGAACGACAACCAGGTCGCGACGATCATCAATGAGCGTGGGGGCTTCCGGACCTGGGGAAGTCGCCTCGCGACCGATGATCAGCTGTGGCAGTTCGACAGCGTTCGCGCCACGGCCGACATGGTCAACGAAGCGCTTGAAGATCTCTATTTCGAATACGTGGACCGCAGGTTCACGAAGGCGAACCTGAAGATGATGATCGAGGACGGCAATGCCGCGTTGCGTGTCTTCGCGAAGAACGAAGACATTCTCGGCGGCCGCGTCTGGTTGTCGTCGGTCAATGAGCCGACGCTGATGGCGAACGGCAAGATCTTCCTCGATGTCGAGTTCGAGCCGGTCGGCCTGATGGAGCAGATCGGCATCACCACGCACCGGAACATTCTCTATTACCGCCTGCTCCTCGACGAGGTTCAGGGCGCCATCGAAACCGGCCCGCTCTCGATCGCGGCCTAAGGAGACCTAATCCATGGCAGAAAAAACACTCCCGCATTACATCCTGCGCGATTGCATGCTCTGGGCCGACCGCGAAAGCAAGCTCGGTCAGATCGGCGATATCACCCCGCCTGTGCCTGAAGCCAAGCGCGAGGATGTTCGCAACGGCGGCATGATCAAGGCCCGCAAGGTCCATCTCGGTTATGAGGCGCTGGAATTTTCCTTCAAGATGCCGGGCCTTGATCCCCAGGTCCTGCTTCTGTTCGGCCTGAAGCCCGGAACCGAGAAGCCGTTCATGATCACGGGGGCGACGGTCGACGAAGACGGCACCACCCACAGTGCCGTCATGAGCCTGCGCGGCAAGCTCTACAAGCCCGATCCCGGCAGCTGGAAGGGTGGCGATCTCGCCGAGAACGACTACGCCTGTGACGTCAATTACTACAAGCTCGAAATCGACGGCGAACCCATCTACGAGATGGACGATTTCGACTTCAAGGTCGGCGGTGTCTCCCAGTACGGCGACATTCGCAACGCGCTGCTGCTGTAACCGCGCGCCATCCTCCCGTTCCCTTCCTTCCAACTCGGCCCGCTCTTTGCGGGCCTCTCCAATTTTTTGAGGACAACATGACCGACACTGATTCCGTATCCGTCACCCTGAAAAAGCCGATCGAGTACGATGGCAAGACCTATGCCGATCTGACCTTCCGCGAGGCGGAGGTCGGCGACTTCATGGTTGCCGAGACCTTCAAGGGCGAATTCTCGCAGAACGTCGCCGTTCTCGCCGCGATCTCCGGCCTGCCGCTTCCCGCCTTCCGCAAGATCAAGGGCAGCGATTTCCAGCGCATTCTCAAGGTCACGAAGCCGCTTCTGGGAAACGACGAAGCGACTGGCGACTGATCGCGGCGACAGTCGCCCACCTCCTGCATACGCCGCTCGATGTCATCGAGCGGTGGTCACCTGAAAAGCTGCTCGCCTATTTCGAGACAGCGCTCGAAATCCGAAAAGCCATGAGGGACTGAACATGGGTACTCTGCAAAGCATGCTGCGCGTGTCGCTGCTCGATGATGTGAGCGGTAAGGCCCGCCATATCACGCGCGCGCTCGACGGGCTGCGTGCCCAGCAGATGAGCACGTTCGCGCCGATGCGCAGTCTAATCGGCCAGACCATCGCGCTTGGCGCCGGTTATCTCGGCGGCAAAAGCGCGATGTCCGCGACGGCGGGGGCTGCGATCGAATTCGAGACGGCCTTTGCCGATGTCAAGAAAGTGGTCGAGGCGACCGATGAGCAGTTCGAGAACATGCGCCGGGGTATCCGGGCCATGTCCGGTGAGATCCCGATGGCCTCGACCGAGATTGCGGCACTCTTCGCCGCAGCCGGGGAGGCCGGGATCGCGACGGAAGATCTGCGCGCCTTTTCCGAAATGGCCGCCCGCGTCGGGATTGCCTTCGATATGACGGCGGAACAGGCTGGTGGCAGCCTCGCCAGCCTGAAAACCCAGCTCAATCTCTCGGTTTCCGAAACGGCACTGTTTGCCGATGCAATCAACCACCTGTCGAACAACATGGCATCCTCGGCCAAGGATGTGACCGAGTTCATGTTGCGCGTTGGCTCTTTCGGTGAAATGGGCGGCTTTGCCAAGGAAGAGCTTGCGGCCATGGGGAGCGCCATGATCGCGGCCGGTTCCGATGCCAGCACCGCAGGCACCGCAATGCTGAACGTCATCCGCTCGCTGACGAAGGGCGGCTTTGCAAAGAAATCCCAGCAGGATGCAGCGAAGGCGCTCGGCCTGCATCTGCCGAGCATTGCCAAGGATATGCAGAAGGACGCCAAGGGCACGTTGCGCAAGGTCCTGATGTCCGTCGCGGCAATGCCGAAAGAAAATCAGGTTGCGCTTCTGTCCGAGTTCTTCGGAGACGAGGCGCGTGCCTTCATGCCGCTGGTCGGCAATATCAAGCTTCTCGACCAGGCGCTCGCCAGTGTCGCTGATCGCACCCAATATGCAGGGTCGGCCTTCCGCGAATATGTCGAGCGCGCGAATACGACACAGAACGTTCTCGATCTTCTGCGCAACAAGTTCTCGAACAAGTTCGCGGAGATGGGTGATGCAATGTTGCCAAGCATTCGCGAGGGCGCGATCGCGATTGGCGAGGTGCTGGATTCGCTTGGTGAACGCGCGAGCGTCTTCGACAGGTTACGGTTCGGATTGCAGGGCTTCCTGAAAGGCTTCGGCTATGATGGCGGCATCAAGGAAATGGTCCACGATATCGCCGATCTGCTTCTTGGTCCGGCCTCCGGCGATGCGGCAGACAAGATCGGCCGTACATTCATGCAGGCCAAGGAATGGGGCGCCTCCATCCGCTCCCTGTCCGACGCTATCCGAGAAAGCCCGATCACCCAGTTCATGGCCGAACTCGCCCCTTACGGCTTCAAGCTCTTCCTCTGGGGAACCGGGATCGCGTTCCTGGCAACGACGGTCCGCAAACTCGCCGGCGCTGTGATGTTGCTGTCCGGGGCCTCGACGTTGATCGGCGTTCTGAAAACGCTCGGGAAGATCGGCGCCATCGCTTCAGGAGGCAAAGGGCTGGGAGCCGCTGCGGCCGGTGCTGCCGGTGTCGTAGCCGGTACGGCCGGGAAAGGGCAGGGGCGAAGTGGCGGTGGCCCCGGCTTGACGAAGATGCTCATGGGGCCGCTCGGAATGGCGAGCCTGGTCAGCGATATTCCTGACGAAAAGGAAGGCCTCAAGGCATTCTTCGACGCATCGGCGGCGCGATCTGAGAACTGGAATGCGTGGCTGGAGAAAAGTGTCGGCTCGCCAAGCTCATGGCTCGGGCTGAACAAGGAAGGTGAGGCGCCTTTCTGGAAGCGGTTCCTTCTCGGACAGGCTGCCGATTCCGGTTTCAATTTTCGGGAACACGCGGGGATCGATACGCAACAGTCCCAGAGGCCGACGGTGGACGTCGAGACTTTGCGGGCTGCGGTGCAACCGTCAGGACCGCAGGATGTCCGCGTGACCAACCCTCAGGCCCCCAATGTGACGGTGCATGCGCCGATCACGATTACCGGGGTCACGGATCCCAGAGCCGCAGCCGATGCGGCGCTCGCACAACTGGGTGCGCAGGTGAAAAATGCTGCCGAGAGCAGCTTCAGCGACTGAGGTATTCGAAATGGCTGGTAATACGTCAATGATGCTCGGCGGCTTTGCCTTCGAGGCGCTCGGCTTTGGCTATCAGGGGGTCAAGCGTAGGCTTCAGACCCCCTGGGTCGATGTTCCCGTCGGCCAGATCCTCAACCAGCAGCAATGGACCGGGCCGACCTCGGATGAAGTGACGATTTCCGGGGTGCTTTTCCCGGAAGAATTCGGCGGGCAATCGCAGCTTGACGGGATTGCAGCGGCCGCCGGCGCCGGGGTCCCCATGATGCTTGTCAGCGGTTCGGAAGCTGAAGGGATCATACAGGGGCTGTTCACGGTCCAGTCGATCGATGAGGACAAGTCATTGCATGATGCGCGTGGCAGCGCCCGTCGCAACGCCTACACGATCACGCTGAAGCGTGCGGCGGATGATGTTTCGTCTGCCGCAAGTAGTTCCGCATCCCGCGCGATCGACGCGCTGACCAGCCTGTTCGGGTGATCCCATGGCCGACACCTATGTGACGAAACAGGGCGAAACAGTCGATCTTGTTTGCCTTGCCTATTATGGCCGCACGGCCGAGGTGACCGAACGCGTTCTCGCCGCTAACCCGGGCCTTGCCGCTCTCGGCATTATCCTGCCGATCGGAACCGAGATCATCATGCCCGATGCCCCGGCAAAGACCGACGGCACCAGCCTTGTCAGTTTGTGGGGGTAATCATGCGGCCTGCTATTCAAGTGACAGTGGACGGAACCCCTGTCGCCGGTGCCTTTTATGAACGGCTGGTGTCGCTCTCGGTGACCGACAAGGATGGGCTGAAATCCGACACGGTCGATATCGAGCTGAATGACGGGCCGCCGGCGTTCCTCGCCATTCCGCCCACGGGTGCGATCATCACGGTGAAGGTCGGTTACGGGAACACGCTGGTTTCCCTCGGCGACTTCACGGTCGATAAGGTCAAACTGAAATGCATGCCGTACCGCATGACGATTTCCGGCAAGGCAGCCGATCTGCGCAGTGGCAAGCTCAAGGAACGGCAGGAACGATCGTGGGACAACCGGACCCTCGGTGATATCGTCGGTGACATTGCCAAGGAAAGCAATCTTACGCCCGCGCTCGATCCCGGCCTTGCCAGTTACCGTTATGATTGGATCGCCCAGCAGGACGAAACCAACCTGCATTTCCTGCGGCGCCTGGCCGAACGGCACAACGGGCTTTCTCAATCAAGCAGGGCCGTCTTCTGTTCTCGAAAGCCGGATCAGGTCTTTCGGCCAGCGGTGCCTCGCTCGGCACAATCGTGGTGACACCCGAAATTGCCAAGATTGACTCGATCAATGTCGAGATCGCCGACCGCACGAAGTACAGCAAGGTCGTCGCCTACTATCAGGACCAGAAGAAAGCCGAGCGGATCGAGATCGAGGCGGACGGCGATGCTGACGGTGACAGCGTTTTCCGCATTCCGGATACGTTCGCCTCGCCAGCTGAAGCTGACAAGGCGGCCCAGGCCAAGGCCAAGAGCCTCAAGCGCGGCGAGGGGACGGCATCTGTCACTGTGATCGGCGATCCCAGCCTCTGCGCCGGTGCCCCCCTGTTATTCAGCCGCATCCGGCCTGGTGTCGACGGTGTGCCCTATGTCATCGACACCGCCACCCACAAATATTCGAAGACCGAAGGCTATACGACAGACATTTCCGCCAAGCTTTACGATGGGAAGTCGGCCACGGAAACGGACGAGGACGGCGGGTCCGGTTCTGGGAATTCCGGCTCTTCGACGAAAACCTCCGAGGCCGGCAAGGTGGCGCCCAATGCCGCATCGGGAACGCCGGCCACGCCCACATCATTCCTTGCGCCGCGCCGCTATGGCCGGACCGATGAAAACTGACATGCCCGGCTCATAGGTCCGGCCGAATTCACAATCACACACTGGAGAAAGACATGACCACTGTCGCTGACTATCAGCGCCGGCTGGCGGAACTCGGCTATGATCCGGGTCCTGCCGACGGCATTCGTGGCCGCAAGACGATTGCGGCCGTCAAGCGGTATCAGGCCGCCATGCACCTGACCACCGACGGCATTGTTGGCCCGGCCACGCTGCGTGCGCTGTTCGGCGGGGCGGTGACGCTGGCCGATGCCTCGCCGGATGCCACGCCCTGGCTCGATCTCGCCCTGCGCAAAAAGGGCCAGCATGAAAAGCTGGATAATGCCGCGCTTCGCACCTTCCTCAAATCGGGCGGCGGCACGGTCGGCGATCCGGCCAAGGTGCCGTGGTGCGGCGATTTCGTGGAAACCTGCATTGCCCTGACGCTGCCCGAAGAGGCGCTTCCGACCAATCCTTATGCAGCGATCAACTGGCTCGGTTTTGGGCGCGAGGTCAGCCCACGCAAGGGGGCGATCCTGATTTTCTGGCGCGGCTCGCCGGATGGTTGGCAAGGCCACATCGGCTTTTACGGCGGTGAGGATGCCACGCATTACCACGTCCTCGGCGGCAACCAGGCTGACAGCATTACCATCAGCCGCATCGCCAAAAACCGGCTGCGCAAGGGCGGCTCGCGCTGGCCGCTGACGGCGCTGGAGACCGGCGCCGGTGCCTTCATCACCGACGGCTCGCACCTCATCGAGACCACCAACGAGGCTTGAGCCTCATACCCTCCTGAAAGGACTGACGACATGAAACGCCTTGCGATCATCGCAGCGGCGGCGCTTGCGCTTGCCTCCTGCTCGACCACCTCGACCGCGTCGATCGACGCGGCGCTCCAGAAGAACCTGCCAATGGCCTGCGCAGGACTGACCGCTGCCCACGCGGCCTTCACCGTCTTCGTTGACGCGGGCAAGGTCAAGGAAAAGACGGCGCAAACAGCGGCGGCTGCCTATGCCGGCGTGCGCGTCGTCTGCGCGGACCCGGCTCATGCCACCACCGCGACGGCGCTGGTTTCCGTTGTTCGGGCCTATGCCGTCGTTTCCGCCGCGCTTTCCGAAGCGCGTGCGGCGAGCCGCTGAAGGGGAGCGCCATGAACTGGATTTTCCTTCAGCAGCTCCTGCGCATTGCGCTCAACTTCGTCGCCGGCACGCTGGTCAGCCGCGGCCTCCTCGATGAGGCGTCCTCGACGATCGTGACGGGTGCCGCACTCTCGCTTGCATCGTGGGTCTGGTGGATCTGGACCACCCGCCCGGAAATGTCGTGGGACAGCGTCCAACAGGGGCTGCGGCATTTCTTCCAGATCGTCGCGGGACTTCTGGTCGGTTCCGGGTTGATGACCTCGGAAATGGCGGACACGGCCTCCGGTGCGCTGCTCTCGCTGGCTTCGGTCTTCTGGTGGCTCTTCTGGGCCAGAAAGGCAACGGCGCGCTGATGTCTGAAAAGTACGAGTCCTTCGCCGCGTTTATCGATGCGTGGACGTGGGGCATCGGATCGGCCTTCGTCGCTGCCTTTTTCGGGCGGATGTCCTGGGTGGTGGGGCAGGTTCGCAAGGGGCATCGCCGCTTCTGGAGCCTGCACCTCCTCTGGGAGCTGCCGATCATGTTTGCCATGGTCATCATCGGCGATGCGATCTCGGCCGCCATGGGGTTTCGACAGCCGGTTTCCGCCGGCGTCGTGACGGCCCTCGCTTACCTCGGACCTCGCGGTGTCGAGGTCCTGTTCATGAAGTGGTTCGACCGCCGCCTCGAGAAAACGTGA